AGACATTAACGCGAACGCAGTCATTCCACACGGTGATACTTATCTTTCAGGCAAAGATGCAGCCACAATCTACGCATCAAATCCAGCTGTGTACGAAGCGATCATTGTCGTATCGGTTGAAGTATTCCAATCCATCACAGCTGCTGGCGGACAGATCGAAGGCGTTGATTTTCAAGTGACGCCATACAGAATGGGTCGCTCACTCTTGAATCGAGTAATCGGAATACTTGGAAAGTCACTTGATACCGGAGCGATGCTGGCATGACCGCATCATCGATTGCGGTAAATGTTCGAGGCGCTCTTAAGACAGCGATTCAGAATGTAGCTGCTAACACTTACGATTCAGTACCCGAAGCGCCGATTGTCCCATTTGCAGCTGTCGTCCCAAATACACCCTACCTTGAAGCCAATTTGATCGGGACATCAACCCGAGTCAAAATCAATCTTGTCATCACCGTCGGAGTCGCTATGTACTCCAACGCGTCAGCGCTCGACAACATCGAGAAGCTAATCATGAGCATTCTGGCGGTTATTCCGTCAGGTTACACGGTGGGATCCGTGTCAAATCCTGTCCCAATGTCGATCGGAGCTTCGGAAATTCTGATGTCCGAGATCGAACTTTCAACCCAATACACCCAAACTAATTAGGAGTAATTATGCCAAGCACCGTCATCACCGGACGCGATCTTGTTTTGACGATCGCCACCGTAAATTACGACGCACAAGCCACAACTGTCTCACTTGAAGCCGACCATGTCATCGAGACTTATCAGACACTCGATGGTCGCGCTTACAAAGCGATCGATGACAGCTGGACACTTAATGTCGAAATGCTTGCAGACTGGGGCGCAGTAGGATCTCTATGCGAATCACTCTGGACAGCTACAGAATCAGCGCCCAACACAACTCTGGCAGCATCGCTCACAGCTGTAACTGGCGCAGTATTCGCTTGCAATATCTTGCCAACATTTCCAAATGTCGGCGGTTCAGCGCCAGACGCGCAGACAGTCTCGCTATCATTTCAAGTAGTGGGAACACCAACCGAAACATTTAGCTAAAAGATAGGAAATCGGGAGCATGAAAACAGGAATCACAATTACATATTTCTCAGGAGATTCGGAATCATTCACCGCATCGACACCGGAATTCGTTAAGTGGGAACGCAAGACAGGCTTAAAGGTTACACAGCTCGGCGACAATGTCGGACTTGATGATCTTCTCTTCTTGGCTTACAACGCTAAGAAGCGAGAGCTTGCAGGGCAGCCCATTAAGCCATACGAAATCTGGTGCGATACGGTGGATGACATTCGATCCGAGGAAGTGGATAGCCCAAAAGCTACGCCGCCGGAAGCCTAAATCGGGTATTGGTTGAACTCGCAATTGCGACAGGGATACCAATGAAAGAATGGGAAACGGCGGAGCAGATTTACACCGCGATCGAGATACTGGAGAAAAGGAATGGCAAGTAAAGCCAAACAGGGTCGATTCGAAATCACCGTTGATCCTGTCGAATTCCGAAATCTCATTGGATTGCTGAACGCACTTGACAAAGAATCTCAAGATGAAATTCGATCAAAGGCGCTTCCATTATCTCAGCGGCTTGCTGGACAGCTTCTTATGTTTAGCCAATCCGCGCCATCGCCACAGACAAAGCTTGTCGCCCAATCGATCGTCGCTAAAAGAGATCGATTGATTCGTGTTGATGTCGGTGGTACGAAGAAGGTTGGGCGTAAATATGGCGGTGAACAATCAAAGTCTGGAAAAGGTAACAAAGTCAGACAGCAATCCGCGCCAGCTGGTGCGCTGCTATGGGGAACTGAATATGGCTCTGGTCGTGGAACGGATTTTCTAGGTCGCGCCTATACAAACCGATTCAAGGCTGCGAGAAATAAACGCGGTTACTGGATGACGCCCGCGGTCGATTATTACACGCCAATCGTTGCGCGTGAATATGCTCAAATGGTTCAAGATGTTGTTAAGAAATTGAGGCTTGACTAATGGCTGGTATTCCAAAGGTCAAGATTACATTTGACGCAGACTTCGATGAATTAAAGCGTGGCGTCAAAGGCGCGGAGCAAGAAGTTCAAGGCTTCGGCGACAAGATGGGCAAATTTGGAAAGATGGCTGGCGCGGCATTTGCTGTCGCTGGCGCAGCTGCTCTCGCTTATGGCGCTGTACTTCTTAAGCAAGGCGTCGAATCAGCGATCGCGGATGAACAAGCTCAGGCTAAATTAGCGACCACATTACAAAATGTTACAGGCGCAACCGATGCTCAGATCGCAGCGGTCGAGAATCAGATTCTCCAGACTTCCTTATTAACAGGGCTCACCGATGACGCGCTTCGTCCGAGTTTCGAAAGACTCATTCGAGCCACAAAAGATTCTGACGCAGCTCTTAAACTTCAATCTGTCGCCATCGATGTCGCAGCTGGATCTGGTAAATCTCTCGAAGCTGTAACGAATGCGATGGCTCGAGCAGCCGAAGGCAATACCGGAGCGCTTGCAAGATTAGGCGTAGGACTTACAGCGGCAGAGCTCAAGACGATGTCGATGGACGAAATTACGAAGCAACTTGCTACCACATTTGGCGGACAAGCGGCTGTTCAAGCAGACACATTTTCGGGCAAAATGGCAAGACTTCAGGTTGCATTTGATGAAGGTAAGGAGACAATCGGATCTTTCGTCTTAGACGCAATCACTCCGATGATTAATACCGTCGTCAATACAGTCATTCCAGCGGTAGCAGGATTTATCGATTCCGTCGGTGGAAAAGAAGGATTGACGGCTGCATTCAAGACTTACATTGATCTAATTAAGAATATCTTTCAGCCTGTACTTCAAGGCTTCAAATTTGCATTTGATCAAATTAAAGCTGCCGTTGTCGGTAACAAAGACGAATTTGAAGCTTTATTCAAATTCTTAAAAGACTTCGTTGCACCGCTTTTTGGTGGAGTCTTAAAGCTTGCCATTCAGGGAGTCGGATTGGCTCTAGGAGTTATTATCAACACGGTGGGAAAATTGATCTCTGGCTTCCAATCACTTTTCGGAATTATCAAAAGCGTAGTCGGGGCGATCCAATCCTTGATTTCGTTAGTCGAAAATAATTCGGTGGTTTCTGGAATCGGCGGAGCAATCAGCTCTGCATTCGGTGGATTTCGAGCAAATGGCGGCGCAGTATCGGCTGGCAAATCTTATGTCGTAGGTGAGCGCGGAGCAGAGATGTTCGTCCCTAGCTCCAATGGCACAATTGTCCCAAATGGCGGGGCGGGTAATACTTTCAATATAACGGTCAATGGCGCGATTGATGCCGAAGGTACAGCTCGCACGATCGTGGATGTGTTAAATCGATCAAATGCCCGCGGCACTCTAGGCGCGAACAGGCTCAGCTTCGTATGACGCTCTGGACGCCGACTTGGAGCATCGACATCGATGGCGTCGAGTACAAAGATGTGGCTCTGGCAAATCTAACCATTGGTTCAGGTCGCAACGATATTTACGCGCAAGCGATCGCTGGATATTGTAATTTAACTCTTATCAATCTTGACGATTCAGCAATCACAGCCGAAATCAATTCAGCGGTCACTGTGTATATCAATGATTCCAATGGTGATCCGATGGCTATTTTCGGCGGCTCAATCAGCGATCTGATTGTGGGCGTTCAATCTGGCGGATCGATAGGAGTAACTCAGACGATCTCCATCGTGGCTCTAGGTGCGCTCTCAAGGCTTCCAAAGGTACTTACCGAAGGAGTATTGGCTAAGGATCTGGACGGAGTTCAAATTGAAGAAATCCTTTCACAAGCTCTCTTCGCTCGATGGAATGCAGTACCAGCTGCGGAGACTTGGAACGATGTAGATCCGACTCTGACTTGGAATCAGGCATTCAATACTGGATTGGGCGAAATCGATACTGGCAATTATGAGCTTGCAGCTCGCTCTGCCGATGTTACCGATATTTATTCGCTGGTCGCTTCTCTGGCGACTTCGGGGCTTGGGTATCTCTACGAGAATTCCGCTGGACAAATTAGCTACGCTGACAGTACGCACCGCACCCAATACCTTGCCGCAAATGGTTATGTGAATCTTTCAGCAAATGACGCATTTGCAAACGGGCTTCAGACAGCTGTCCGCGCTGGAGATGTGCGAAATTACATCACACTCACCTACAAAAACGGAGCACAAGTCACAGATTCCAATGCAGAATCAATTGCACTCTATGGCACTCTGGCTCAAAATATTACGACAAGTCTTCAAAATGCTGGAGACGCTACGACTCAAGCAGAATTTTATTTAGAACTCCGAGCTCTTCCACAAGCGAACTTTAATCAAATCTCATTCCCGCTTGGATCACCAGAAATTGACGACGCAGATCGGGATCATTTGCTAGGCGTCTTCATGGGGATGCCCGTGAACATCTCGGACTTGCCGCTTAATATGGGGACGAGCTTTCAAGGATTCGTCGAAGGCTGGCAATTTCAGGCTGGCATCAACTCGCTAACTGTCTCACTTTATGTCACTCCGGTGGCGTATTCTCTTCAGGCATTTACTTGGAGCGATGTGCCTGTCGTCGAGACTTGGAACACAATCGAGCCTACACTTACATGGTTGGAAGCAACCGTCGTCGCATAAGGAGAAGAAATGGCAACAACGACACCGAATTATGGCTGGTCAGTCCCGACATCGACGGATTTAGTCAAAGACGGAGCAACAGCGATTGAAACATTAGGAGATAGTGTCGATGCCACAACTAAGGCACTTAATCCTTCTACAACTCTTGGCGATATTGAATATCGTTCTGCAACGGCTAACACCAACACGCGTTTAGCCCTTGGAACAGCAGGTCAAGTTTTAACAGTAAATAGCGGTGCAACTGCTCCACAATGGGCTGCTCCTGTAAGCGGCGGTATGACTTTAATAAATACTGGTGGCACAACTTTGAGCGGTGCAAGCGTTACTATTTCCAGCATACCTACGACTTACAACGATTTAGAAATTTACATTGTTGCAGCCCGTGGCGCTAATGATGGCGCAGCATTGAGACTTCGCTTTAACGGAGCAGCTACTGGATATCTTAACGCAGAAGGCACACAACTTGACGGCGGCACTTTTACATTTGCAGACACTTTTGCGGTTATGGCTTATTCTCCAGACAACGGCGCGTCAACTTCTTTACAGCATGTTGTTATTCCAAACTATGCAAATACTTCAACTTGGAAAGTTTGTGAGACAGTAAGCATTTGTAATGACTCTACAACACCAACAAGCGGTCAAGTATTGTGGGCGTATGGAGTTCGAAACAGTACAGACGCAATAACTAGCCTGGAATTTTCTTATGCATCAGGCAATGCAACATCAGGAACGATCTATGTTTACGGAGTTAAATAATGAAACCAATGGTAAAAATTCACGATATGAGCACAGGCGAAGTAATCGAACGCGAAATGAATGCAGCAGAATTTAAGCAATACGAAGCAGATCAGGTTGAAGCAATTGCAAAAGCGGAAGCTGTTGAAGCCAAGGCATCAGCAAAAGCAGCGCTATTGGATCGTTTAGGCATAAGCGTCGAAGAAGCGAAGCTTTTGCTGTCATGACTTACCCAATAGGTACGGCGGCGCTCGCACTTGAAATCGCTAAAGGCGAAATCGGTACGATTGAAGAAGGCGACAATTTAACAAAGTACGGAAAATTTACAAAAGCCGATGGTCTGCCATGGTGCGGATCATTCTGCAATTGGGTACTTGCACAAGCTGGCGTCAAGATTCATTCAGTAGTTTCAACAGCCGTCGGAGCTCATAAATTTAAGGAGATTTCACGGTGGCATGAGATACCGGCAATCGGTGATCTTGCGTTCATGGACTTTCCACACGACGGAGTCGATCGGATCTCCCACATTGGAATTGTCGCTGGCATCGATGGGAAGTCGATAGTGACCATCGAAGGCAATACATCCGGCAGCGGCGATCAGCGCAACGGTGGAATGGTAATGGTTAAGCGCCGCACGATTGGCAAGGAAGTGGTCGGCTTCGGTCGCCCAAAATATGTGCCATACAAAGGCGAATATCCAATCATCGAAGCCGAAGCGCCGAAGAAATCCATTCTCAAGAAAAAGGAGAAAAAGAAATGACAGAAATCAAAGCTCTTGCAGCTTCATGGGCGCGTTCATTTTTAGCAGCTGGAATCGCCGTTTACATGGCTGGAATTACGGATCCAAAAGCAATCGCAGGAGCGGGACTCGCTGCGATTCTTCCGGTGGTGCTCCGTTACCTAAATCCCAACGACGCATCTTTCGGGTTAAAGGGGAAGTGACTCGGAAGCTACTTCAGGCAGCCTTAGCACTTAGCCTTACGCTAGGGCTGTCTGGATGTAGTTATCAGGGTTGGACACGCTATGAATGTCAGCTCTTCGAAAACTGGAAAGAGCCTGAATGCAATCCGCCACAATGTAAAGTTCAGGGAATCTGTACTTCGGACATACTTGGAGAAAACTTCAATGAGCAGCAAGCCGACCAGACGACTAACCAATGAACAGCTCAAAGCAAGGCTCATTGTCTTCATCGGTGTCTGTCTTGCGATGGTGTTCGCACTCTCAGTCTTGGGAATGCTTTACGCTCTCATATTCGTCACGCAGCCCATCGGGGCTCAAGCTCCGAATGACAAGGCTTTCATTGACATCCTCACGACGCTCACGGTATTCCTCACAGGAGCTCTTGGATCTGTGCTTGCATCAAACGGACTCAAGGATAAGCCGAGCGAGAAGCCAGCCGACACGCCCAAAGACACGCGGGATTCTTGACGATGTCAGCTGATTCGGTCACTCTGTACGCAGGGAGCGAAGTTCAGTAGCTCTCTGGATCGGGAGCAATTATGTACGCATTTCAGGAAGTAGCGATGTGGATGCTATTTGGAGTCTTTACAGGCTTCATGGCTGGATACGCTATTGGACGAAAAGAAGGCAAAAGAGAAGGCTTTATTCGCGGCAAGGTCGCAGCTCGTAGAAACGCGGAGATCCGATAATGGGATTCTTAGACAATTACGAGACAGTCAATCAAAAGGTGATCCGCCTACACGCCACCTATCCAACGAACCGAATAGAGACATCGATCATCGATTGGAATTCTGAAAAGGGTTACATTCTGATCGAGTGCCGAATATATCGTCGATACGAAGACGACAAACCAGCTGCGATTGATTACGCCCATGGGATGGTCGGAGCCTACAATCCGCAAATGAAGCGGTGGTATATCGAAGATACAGTCTCCAGCGCAATCGGACGATGTGCAAGCGTGGTCTTAGGTACAGAGACGAAGCCTAGTTTGGAATCAATGCAGCAAGTCGAGACGATGCCAAAAGCGTTTATCGAAGAGGATCTCTGGTCTAAGCCATTTGGAGAAGATGGATTCTCCACAGCTCAATCAGCAATCAGCGAGATCCAGACAAAACTCGGTGGCGAACTTGTAGCTGAAGCGCCTATCTGCGCACACGGTCACATGGTCTTGCGAGAAGGCATTTCGCCTAAGACCAACAAGCCTTACAAGGGACATGTCTGCGTCGAAAAGGTTAAGTCGAATCAATGCAGCCCAATCTGGTACGAAGTCACTTCTTCGGGTGGATGGAAAACTAAATAATGGCTGAAATGGAAATGACTAATTTAAGTACAGGTGAGAAGACAACATTTCAAGTCGATGGGACAGTAATCAAAGAGCAATCCGAGATCTCAATCAATTGGTGCGACAAATGCGAGAAGTGGAAGCCGCTCGAGTTCGGTCGCTACGACGGGGCTCAAGGCTTGACAATGCTCTGGGTCTGTATGGAGTGCAAATGAAGCTTAAGATCACGCACGAAGAGGAGTGGACAGCTGCGAAGGTAGCCATTGAACGGGTCGAAGAGATTGAAGGCAAACCCGATCACATCTCCCGCTACAACAAAAGCCTGTCATTTCACGATTACATTTGCGAGATCGCAGAATCAGTCGGAGCTGAAATTGCAGTCGCTAAATACTTCGGGATAAGAGACTTTAATCCTAGAGCTTCACGATTCAAACGGACAGCCGATGTCGGATCAATTATCGAAGTCAAATGGACTAAATACGATGCTGGATCGCTAATCATTTACGACGGAGATCGCAACACAGACATCGCAATTCTTGTCACGGGCAAGAGTCCAAATTATGTACTCAAAGGCTGGATTCCGGTGGTGATTGCTAAGAATCAGAAATGGCGCAGACGCGATCAACCGACTTATTGGGTCGAGCAATACAATCTTCATCCAATCGAGAATTTGCGAAGGAGCAGTCATGGAGAAGCTACGCTTCCAATGTCGGGTTGAAAAGAAAGTCACAGATCATTCAGTAATGAAAGACGAATTTCCGTTAGGCGATGATGTAGCTCTCGTTCAATGCTTAAGCTGTGGCGTTATGGGCGTCAATCAGCTGGCAGATGCTAAGTGATGGCGCAGTATGACTATCGCTGCGAAGTATGCAGCCAGGTTCAGACAATCAGACGATCGATGGACGACACATTCGACCGAAGCCCTTACTGTGAAGCTTGCATGATCCCAATGACACGAATCTGGACGGCTAATCCAATCCATTTCAAGGGTAAGGGTTGGGGCGGTTCAAAATGAGCCCTGTGGATAACCTGTGGACGACACGCAGAAGCAGCGCTCAACTTATCCACATGCTTGCAACCTATTTGACTTCTTCGGTACGCTCCATACTCGCTGGCGAGCGGCTGAAGCCGATAGCTCGCATGCGTAGTCTGGTGCTATTGGGTGCTCTATGTCTTGTTAGCACAACACCAGCGGAAGCAAATACAAACATTGATCAATACAAGCTCTATACACATTCAAGAGTTATCAATTATGAGCAATTCATTTGCTTATCTAACATCTTCTACAAAGAATCTCGATGGAATCCTTATGCAAAGAATGGCAGTCATTACGGTTTAGGTCAGATGCGTTCAAAGCATTACCGGAATCTCGATCCTTATCGTCAGATAGATGCGACTATCCTTTACATTAAAGGTCGCTATGGTTCGATGTGTAAGGCGTGGGAGTTCCATAAGAAGAAGGGTTATTACTAATGACTCTACATTCACAGCGTAAGTCCAACTCAACTCAATGGAAGAAGCTACGACTAGTCATACTCTCAAGGGATGGTCGAGAGTGTTATTGGTGCGGCATGGATGCGACAACAGTCGATCACATCATCCCAGTATCTAAGGGTGGCAGCGATGATCCCGAGAACCTTGTCGCAGCTTGTCGTCGATGCAACTTTTCGAAGCAAGATAAGATGCCAGACGAATTCGTATTAGGCAGGGCGGGTCTTTTTTCTAAGAGCGATTCCAC